GCCATAAACGGTGTAGAGGGTCACCCGTACGCGAACGGTTTTGACCTTTCGAAGTCCGCTGGCGCTGGTGCTTTCTGTAAGAAAGTAGACTGCGTAGAGGGAGAGAAGCCCCACGCTCGCTTCAAACGGGATTGGAACCGAGACTTCCAGGTCATGGAGGCCAGGCGCCACAGAGGAGAGAACTCAGGCAACCTGGGCAGTAGCCTCGCGAAGGATGAGGCTCTCCCGCCTGGAAAAGATACTCGAGGCTTTGTGGCCACAGGGATCATGTGCCAGTGTCAGAGCAATATGGACCTGGCCCCTATCCTGCACTTCTTGCAGGCGGCCAACTCATGGGCCTGTAATGTCGTTGGTATGGACCCCGGCGGTAGTGAGTGGGACGAGTACGCAAAACGTCTCACTCAATGTGTCGAGGGTAAGTACCTGAGCCTGGACTTTTCCTCCTACGATTTGACCCACAGCTCCACACTTAAGTTGGGAGCTGTCATGGTCATCGAGAGGATCGCTAAGGCCATTGGTTATACAGAGGAAGAAGTAAAGAGGTCCTCCATGCTCTACCATGAGCTGGAAAATATGTCTGTCAACTTTCAAGGACCTATTGTTGACGTGGCGAACTTGTGGCCGTCAGGAGTTACTCCCACGGCTATCATGGGCGCTACGAAAACGGTGTTGATGTTGTTGATGGCAATTGACGATCAGTTTCCGGGACTTGAGAACTGGCGTGAGAAGTTCGTTATCCGCGCACTGGGTGACGACAATCTCACCGGACACCTAGATCCCAAGGTTGTGTTGGACACATCCCGCGTGTACAAGAACTTCGAGAAACACGGAATGACTGTCACGAGTGACCAGAAGACTGCTGAAATTCATCTATCTGACTTTGACGCTATTTCTTTCCTCTCCAGGAGTTTCTTCTACAACCCTGACCTCAAGAGATGGGTTGGAGTCTTAAAAGACGACTCAAAGATCAAACCCCTGGCCCTGTGGAAAAAGCCATACAGCAAATTGGAAGCCATGACGGACTTAGCGCGTAACCATATGCGGGAGACAGCTCTGGAAGGCAGAGAATCTTTCAACAGGTACCAACACGCCTACCGGACCGTCTTTACCGAGCAAGGCTGGCCCCTCGATCAGTTCCTCTATGTCACATATGACGAGTACATTGAGATGATGAGGAAAAGAGATGAGGAGCACCTTAACTCAGTTCGCTACCGATTCCAAGCTGGTGACATTGTTGAAGCCGACTCCGAGGTCAAGGACACTGTTGAGATCCGTGAAGTAGTAGAGACGGACGAGGTTCAGACGTCGACCGACGGGCCTGTATGGGACAAGTCCCTAGACAGGTCTATCGTTCCAGAGTTGGCTCTGCCTCCCATGGTAGGGCGTGAGTCTTTACTAGTCTCTCTCAATCTCCCCAATGACGCGATGTTTGACTTTGAAGTCAACCCCTTGGAGGCATTGATGGCCAACGAATTTCGCCGCGACAGGTTAAAAACGTACCACGCCTTGAGGACTGACCTTGAAGTCAGGTTCACGACGTCAGGAACAAAGTTCCATTATGGCGAGATAGTAGCCTCAGTCATCTACAACGACTTGCTAACAGACTTCCAAAATGAAAACTCACTCCCCAGAGACTTCCGGTCCATGTTAGCCACCCAGAGGCCTCATGTCCGATTCCAGGTCGGCACTGACGAGTTTGCTGTCTTGACAATTCCTTGGGTCTTCATTCACGCGATGATACCGCACTACTCTGCAACTATAAACAATTATTGCAAGGTGAGGATTCACAGCGTCACACCCGTTCGCTGCGCCGTAGACGATGCCCCCCAGGAAGCGTCTTTGACCGTGTATGCTCGCATGATTGAGCCTAAGGCGATTGGACACTCTCCTAACACTTTCCAAGGACCGACAGTCCCGGAGGAGGGCCCGCCGAAGCCTTCAGCCATTATGGGAGGTGTGGCGAGAGCTGCAGCTGTCGCAGGTCACGCTTTTCCTCCTTTGGCAGTGCCAGCCGAGATGATTAGCGGGGTGGCCGGAGCCGCCTCTCACGTGTTGCGCGCTCTCGGGCACTCCAAGCCCCTGGACTACGGAACTAGCCCCTACATCCCGTACGCGGCAGGGCCGACCGCTTCAGCTAATTCTGACATTGCCGGGCGTCCTCTCACTTATGATGTGCACCAAGGTGTAACGCTGGACTCCATACTCGGCGGAAGAGAACGGGAAGACCCTCTAGCGATTTCAAACTTGGTCTCCAAACCTATTATAGTCAAAACTGGACAGCTGACGCAAAACACTGGGGTAGACAACCCCTTTCTGACGGTGAATGTGACTCCACTTGTTTTTCAGCAAAATGGGTCGGACAGGTGCTTCGCCCCTTCAGGGATGGTTAGTTTGATGAGACGTATGTGGCACGGAACTATGTGCTATCGTCTTTCTCTGAAAACCACCGCCCTGACAGGAGGCAAGCTTATAGCCAGCTACAATGCCCTGGGCAGACAGTTTCCTTCGCCTGGGGATACCCACACGCTGAGGAACCAGCAGTTTGACCTCAAGGCGTCTCACCAAATGACTATCAAAGTCCATTGGCATCAACACATGAATATGCTACTCACTTGCCCTCCTGTACTTGAGAATCCATTTGACGGGTCGTACCGCACTCAGTATCATAACGGCTCGGTCCAATTCGCAGTCCTCCAACCCATTGTGGGAACAAAGGACAACCAGATCATCGACTATGTCTTGGAGTGCTGGATGGAGAACGAATTCTTTTGTGACCCCAGCTACTACCACCTAGGGTTGATGAAAATCCGGGACCTCATTGCTGAGGAGGACTTTGACGGCCAAAGACGACTGGGAAAGGACGGAGACTCGCGTGAGTTTGACGGGTCTGCTGGACCAACCAACGAGGTCTCTCCCGTCGACGAACCTAACCTCCAAGAGGGCGCTCCCTTAGTCCCTTTTCCCGGTGACCTGGTGAGTGGCGTCTTCTCTACGCCTTGGAATAACAGGGCAAGAGCCAGGTCGTTGAGGTTTGACGTTTCGGATCTTGCTGGAGCTAGCGTCGTTTATTCGATGGACTCAGTGTCTACACCGTCCCCAACGACAGTTGCCCCTCAGCCAGCACCGAGTCAACTGCCTACGTTCGGACCAACGGCTCTGCCCACAACCTACAGGCCCACGGCTGTTCCTACGAGGACGCCAACTTTCCCGCCCACAGGCAGTCCAACCGTGACTGTCACTGCGGCACCCACTGTCGGAATTTGTGGTGCCGATATCGTGAGCGTCGACCAGGAGTTCGTTCTGGCTCGAAACGGGTGGAGCCTGGAGGGTCTGACCGGAAACTGGTCCTCTTCAGGTGGTACCGCGTTCATAGGAAACAGCCTATGGTCTCTCAATGGAGCCACCATGATAGTCGAGTTCAATGAGACTCCTACATCGGTGTCGCCAGAGGGTACCGTAGTAGGCGTAATCCAAGGGAACACGGTCATCCTAACAAAGTCCACGAATGGGCAGGATTTGACGAACGTGAGGGCAACAGTCAGTTTTGCAACCACTGACCCAGTCCAAGTCCTCTCAGCGCAAGCCTCGGTGCCAGGAGGGACCACTCAAGTCGAAAGGTTGCCGCCAGAATTGGCAGGCCTCCTCGGCCTCTCACAGACCACTGTCACGATTGACAGTTTTCCGTTTGACGCCGTGGAGGTCCCACAAGACACTGAGATCAACTTGAATTTCTCTGAATTCCCAGCCGAGTGTGCGCGCGCGGAGACGTATGGACGCGTCGCCTTTATCGGCCAGTTTGAACAGGTCGGAGGCACTGTGCGGACAGGCAATCCGTCAGTGTGGGATTTCGTTTCATCCGACATGCGACTCACGGCGCGTAATGGTCCAGCCTACATATTGGCTTTGTATGACATCGCGCTCACCAACGTGTTTAATGGTCCTCTTGATGAAGCACCTAGCACGTTTGAAATCGGGTCGCACACTCCTATTCAGGATGCTCTCGCTCGGGTCCACGCAGGTGAGGAACTACTCTCTCTCAGGCAGGACCTAAGGGTTTTTAGACCAAACGTCGTCTTTGAGGTCCCTCCCGGACAAGACTTCGATTGGCAAGCCCGGCTTCATGCCCCCTCGGCCGCCTCCTTAGGCCCCTATGAGTTGTTACTCGGGTCTTTCCTAGGAGTGAGAGGAGGTATGGTAGGCTGGTACAAGATAGAGGGTGAAGGCAACCTTCGAGTCCAAAGAGGACAGGCTGCCTACCCCGGCTCCGTTCCGTCGAGTGACCTCATGAGAGGTTACGAGTACGTTGATAGCTGGGTAAACCCCTCGGGAGTCTTCAGGTTTCCCTGGTACTCACTAGGGAGATTTGATTATGCCAGGTATTCTTTTGCTGGCAGTCTCTCAAACGTCAGGAACGTTAAGGCCCGCAACACTAGTCCCACCACTACTATGGTAGTTCATGAGGACCTTGCCGTTTCCGAGGACTTTTCCCTCATCCATTTCATGGGTTGTCCGATTCTCACAACAGACCTATGAATGGCGCTAAAAATCGTAATACTGACATACTGTATACGTAACTACATGTTTTATATTTATATAATTGCATATCTAGATAATATCGAGCTGCGAGTGCTCGGTGGACCATGGGTCCCTAGCAGGCTCTTCGAAGAGGAGAGTTCTGGTTTTCAATGGGCCTGTGGGCCCAGGAATTTTCCAGAACTCAGCACTTTTCGAGGAGTCAATCTCGCTCCCCCC